AAACGAACACAGTATTATTGTTTACTCAGGCGCAGATAGCCCCGCAAGCATGGCAATTAGCGATACCGTGTCAGGCGTGGGCTGCATAGACAGAAAAACAGTGCAAAACATTGGCACTGACTTACTGTTCTTGAGCGATGACGGTTTACGAAGCCTTGGCAGAGTTATACAAGAAAAGTCTTTGCCTATAACAGACGCAAGTCGTAACGTAAAACAAGACTTGATTGCAAAGATTGCAAACAAAACTGTGCCTGCTAGCAGCGTGTACAGTCCTGAAAACTATTTTTATTTACTAGGACTGCCTGACAGTAACCTTATATATTGTTTTGATCTTAGGGGTCGGCTGGCGAATGGCTCATATCGTGTGACTAAATGGCCTAGTGTTGATTTTAAGTCTTTTGCTAGAGATAGAGATGGCACTGTTTATATAGGAACTACGGCTGGTATTGGTAAGTATGATGGTTTTGATGACAATAACTCATCTTACATTTTTCGGTACACAAGTCCGGGTTTGACGTTTGGTGAGCCGTCTAAGTTAAAGCTACTTAAAAAGATCCGGCCTACGATTATTGGTGGTAACAATGTAGATATTGTTCTTAGCTGGACGTATGACTTTTCAGTTCAAGCTAATACGTCACGATTTAGAGTAGGGTCTACAAATCCAGCTTTCTTTGGGGTATCAGAATATACTCAGGCAGAGTATAGCTTAGGCGATCTAATTAGTCGAAAGTCTCTTAACTGTACGGGTAATGGTTCCGTTGTTACAGTAGGCTTACAAACGGAAGTAAACGGTAGCTCTATATCCCTACAGGAAATGAATGTATTAGCGTTGATAGGTAAAACAACATGAACAAGCATAACTCAAGAGGTATAAGGTAATGGGCATTCTTTCAGACCTTCTAGGCGGAATTGCTGACGATTTATACGGCGGAATCCCTCCAGAAGTAAAAGGCATCTACACAGATCCGTTGCCTGAATTAACTTCTCCTGACATCACGTTTCAGCCGTTTACTGTTACAGGCGGTGGCGGAACAATTACGGCAGGACCAACTGGAACATCTTATGCTCTAAGCGGATCTGGACAACAACTTCAGAGTGCTTTAGAATCTGAGGCGTTAGATAGGTTTGGTTCTGCGCCTATGAGCCTTGGTCAGATAGGCTCTGCCGCTGAACAAGCACTGGGCGTTGGTGGGCAGTTCATGGGCCAAGTTGGTATGCCTATGGGTGCTAGAGAGCAAGAAGTGTATGACCGTATTAGGGCTACACAGCTTGCTGAAGAAGAAAGACAGAGGCTCGCACTGGAAGAGCGTCTGGCTAATCAAGGTCGGTTAGGGGTTCGTACAGCAATGTTTGGCGGCACTCCAGAGCAGCTTGCTTTAGCACAAGCACAAGAAGAGGCTAAAAACAGAGCAGCGTTAGCGGCTATCCAACAAGCTCAAGCAGAACAACAGCAACAGGCTGCGCTTGGTTCCCGGTTTACAGAGTTAGGTGGCGGTCTTTTCTCACAACAGCAAGCGATTGACGCTGCACAGCAGCAGATGGGCTTGAATGCTCTTCAGGGTGCTTATATACCACAAGCGGCTATGTTGTCAGCGTTTTCACCTGCCATAAACATTGCTAGTCTTGAAGACGTAGCTAGACGACAACAGGGTGAGTTTGATTATCAGACCCAGCTTGCAAATCTACAGGGTGCGGTTGGACAGTCTCAAGGACTTGCTGATCTGTACGCTGGTATGTTTACTGGTGCTGGTGGTCTGCTTGGTGGTCTTACTTCCGCAGTTCCGGGTACGTTAGATGCTATTGCAAGCCTTAAAAACGCTTTTTTCCCTAGCAGCAGCGACATAAACTTAAAAGACAACATCAAACGCGTAGGCAAGCTGCCTAACGGTTTATCTACGTACACTTGGGATTGGACCGAAGAAGCCAAAGAAATCGTAGGCAACCAGCCTTCTTACGGGGTAATCGCTCAAGAAGTTCAGCAGGTTCTACCAGAGGCTGTAATTAGACAAAGTAACGGCTACTTGGCTGTTGATTACTCAAAGATACTTTAGGGAGCACAAAAATGTCACTATTTGGTAGAAGAAACAATCCTATTGGGTCTTTGTTTACTGGGGGCGGTCTGTCCCCGGGACAAACAATCGGTAGAGCTTACGCAGACTTTGGTAGGACTATAGGTGCTACAGCACTTGATGCAGCCAGTAGACTTCAAAGGCGAGCCGATGAACGAGAAGCGGAACTTGTGTCACAACAAGCTAGAGAAACGCTAGCTCAATACGAAAATAACCCAGCAGGTCTTCTTGCTCAAGGTCAAAATATGTTGTTAAGTGATGACGCTAATCAACAAAAAATGGGCGAGCGGTTCATAACCATCGCTAACAGCCGTATTGAACAGGGTAAAACAGAACAGCAACGTAGGTTGGGTGTTTTTAAAACACAGGTTACTGCTGCTGCACGAGCAGGAACACCCCGTAACGATCCTAGAGTAGTGGCTCTGCGTAGGCAAATACAGCAGCTAGACCCAACAGGAGAAGCATTTGAAGACGCTTATCTCAGAGGATCTCCAAAAACTGAACTAGTAACGCAGGGTCCAGACGAGCGACTACTACAAGCTACTACGGGACCAGACGGTAATATTACCACTGATGAGCTTGAATCAGCCTTTACAACCCCTAAAGATTTTATCTACGAAACAAGAGAAGATGCTGAGGGCGTAGTAACTCTGTATGAAATTAATCCTAACAACAAGCCACCAACATCAAGGATAGTAGATACGTATGAAACACGGGAGTCTGCTTTAAAAGAACAAGCAAGACTAGAAGGAGAAGGAAACAAACTTGCTAAAGCACGAGCTACTAGAAACACTGTTAATGAAACTATTGCCCTAATAGAAAATAACTTAACTAACTTAGACAGAGGTTTTTTTGATTCTGTAGGCGGTCTTTCTCAGTTGCTGCGTTTTCTCCCCGGAACTGAACAAATGAATTTAGAAGACCTAGTTGCTACAATAAAAGCAAACGTAGGTTTTGATCAACTGCTGTCAATTAAAGCTGCAGGGTCTACTTTAGGTCAGGTTTCTAACATTGAAAACGCGCTTCTTCAGTCTACAATAGCTAGTTTAAATACACTTAAAAAGCCAGAAGACCTACTTAATGCTCTGAAAAAAGTTCGTGGTTACTATAACTCACTGATTATTAAAGGCAGGCTACTAAAGGAACACGGAAAAGGTAACGTTCCAACGCTTACGTGGTTAGAAAACACGAACTGGACGGATCAAAACTTTGTTGATGCTTGGCGAGAAGACTTTGGTGGAGAAGTCAAACTAAACCCAGACCAAAGTTACATGGTTACTATGCCAGCCGATGCAGACGGAAATAAAAAATTCTATCGTGTTGTGCCAAAATAAGGTTAAACTAAAATGGAATCAAGGGAACTAACAAAAGAAGAAGCAGAAGAAATGGAGGCGTTAGCAACTCCTGTTTTGGGAACAGGAAGCATGGGTGCGCCTTTTACTGCGATAGAACTTACTCAAGAGGAGTTTGAAAACCTGAATAAAATTTACGAGCAGATGCCTAAGCCTACCCCACCAAGGCCAATTATGCCCGATACAAGTACGCCTGTTGAAAGGGCGGGACAACGGTTATCGGAAGCGGCAACACAGAGGTTTCAAAAAGCGTCTGACATAGTAATGGAAAGGGGAGAGTTTGCAGAAGGTTTACCTACTACAGTACAAGCACTGGGCGTTGCAGGTCAGGCTGCGGGCTTTGGTTGGGACGCTTTAGGCGAGATTTTTAATATGTCTCTCGACGGCTGGAGTTACGCCATACCTGACTCAATAGAAGAGTCAACAGCACAAGCTATGCGTGACGGTATGCAGGCGTTTTATGAGCACCCGCTTGGAAAACAAGCACAACAGGCTTTAATAATGGGAGAAGACAGTTGGTTTGAGTTTAAAGACAATCACCCTGATTTTGCTTTGGTTGTCGAAAGTGTTTTTAACATTGCACCTTGGTTCAGGAGAGGACCAAACGCTAAACCCATAGCTAAAACACCAGAAGGCACTCCTGACCCTGCTTTTGTTGATCCTAGAACACGACAGGTAAACCGTCTGTCAGGACGCCAGAGAGGTATTTGGAGGGTTATAGCGCCTAGCAAAACACCGTCTCAAGCAAACCAACAAACAACAGCACCTCAAGGACCGCTGCGTACCCAACAAACTGTGCTAACTCAGGCTGAAACAGATCAAATTGAAACGGTAGCTAAATATACACGGGTTGATCCAACACGCACAGATAGAACAAACGCAGAAGATTTACAGACTGCTATTGATACGTTAGAAGAAAGGCTACAAAGAGCACTAGCAAACGTACAGGTTGAAATACCAAAAGAAAGGATTTTAGAGTCAGCTAGAGCTAGGCTTATAGCGTACCGGAATAAATTTCCGGGACTTGGGATTACCAATAAACAACTACGAGAAGCTATGAGTCAACTCCAAGTAACTTTGTCTCAGTTTGGTAATACTCCTGCTGAAATACTAAAGGCTAGACGAGCTATTGATGACTTTAGAAGAACAAAGTTTGGTCAAGATAGCTTTAAAAAAGCCGACGGCAAAAGAAAAGCCACTGCTAGGGTTGAGATTTACGACATAATACGTAACGTACTAAACGACTCTATAGACTTTGATGCGTTTGAAGCAGTGCCTACGTCACCCCTGAGCCGAAAAGCAACTAAGTCCAACACGAGGCAGTTGTTGCGAGAACAGTCTCATCTGATTCAAGCTCTGGAAACTATTAACGCTAAGTACCCTGAGGGCAGCACAGTTATGGCTAGGGTTCGTCAAAACATGGCGGCTCTAAACATGACTCTTCCGTCAACGCCGTTAGCGCAGGCAGCTACTATAAATGCAATAGGTGCTCCGAAAATGATGGCTATGATGGCTGGCCTGTACACCCCTATCTGGGCCTATAAAGCAGGCAAAGCAGTGTTGTCAAAAGGCTATTACCAGAAAGAACTGCGGCTTACCGTAGAGGGTATCGATAAGGCGCTAAAAGTAGCCAAAGACCCAGAGATGATAAAACAGTTGCGTTTAGATAGAGCAGCAATTATAAACATTTATAAGGGCTACATGGAAGATGCTGAACAAGAGAGCAAAGAAAGACGGCCCCCGTTAAAATCAGCGGCCAATTCAGGACCATAACATGAGTTGGGTAACAGATGCTATTGCTAGAGAAACAGCAAGGACAGAAGACTTTGCTACTGCTGTGGCAGAGGCAAGCGGAGACTTCACTGTTCCTCTGGGCCGAAACATAGCTGAAGCGTTTGCAGACGCCGCTGCACAAACACAACAGGGCAGGGATTACGGAGATCAAGTAATTCCTAACTTGCAACAGGGGCAGTACGCAGAAGCCGCTAAGAACTTTTTAACGAGCACTGCTCTCAGCACTGCCGGTGGTTTTAACAAACTCATGTCTCCGGTGACAGGACTGTTCACTACCCTTATGCCTAATTTTGGCGTAACAGAGCGTCTTATGGACACTGGGGTTGGACAACAAGCCCTACAGCTTGCACAACAGAACCCACGGGCTGCTGCTGCTAGTGGCGCTGTGATGGACATAGGTTTAATGCAGGCGGCTCCTCGCGCACTTAGGGAATCTCTAAAAGCCGTGGCTGACAACACCCCCACAAGTCAACCGGGGTTTTACGATTCACCAAACCCGCTAAATAAAGTAATGGCAACAGCTAGAGTAGCTGGCCCTAACGTACCCACGGCTATAAAACAAGGCTTTACCCCAGCAGGGCAGGAAAGACGTAGAGTTATTGGAACAGGAGACGCCAGAGTACGAGAATACGGAGAAACTGGCGGTTCACGAGACACGATGAACATTCAAAGGGGCAACGCAATGGCAAGCTCCTTTATGGAAGCGCAACGCCGTGGAGAAACTTCTCCTCCTCTTGATACTGTTGTGGGTAATACGGTAGAAGTACAGCGGTACGCGCAAGATTGGACAGACGTAAGCAATATAGACCGTGTAAAAGAAGGGCTAACGTCTTACACGCCCGATACACCAGATATTGTTGTCGATACGTTTACCAACCACCTTGTAAGGGCCCACGGCGTATCTAGTGATCCGGGACAAACATCATTGGTTATACGTAGGCCAGAAACAGGAGAGGCGCTACAAGGAGAAGCAACAGGAGTAGCAAAGGCAACGTCACCAGCAGGTATTTCTGCTCTAGCTAGTTCCCGAATAATGGGATCTGCAAGAGAGGCTTTATCTAACGCTGATCCGCTTGAGTTTTACACGCAGTTTCTTTCAGTGGCTAAATACGCCCAGTTAGACAAACTACGTCTCGCGATTAGAAACGGGGAACTGCCTGATGAACCTAGGGCAGTCTTACTTAACAGGTACTGGCGTCTAAAGATACGTGAGCAAAAAGGCCAAAAGATAAACGAAAAACAACAACAGGTGTTGGACTACTTTGATGCTGCACCGAAAGCAACCTTAAACGACAAAGGAGACGGAATTTACGCCTTCCAAGAATCTTACGCATCTTCAGCGCAAGACTTAGGTGGGGTCAACATTGTAGGCGCAATTGATACTAAAAACGATACGATATACACAATGATCTCTGACGGTCACGATTTGATGGGGATGAAACCACCCGGAGGAAACGCCCTGTTGAACGCTACTCCTATTTACTCGTTTAAGGCTGGAACTAAATCACCAGAGAAAAGGGGAGTTGCAAGGCCTGAAGAAAGCGTTGCTCGTATAGAAGAAATAACAGGTATGCCCAAGCAAAAAGGCGAAAGCAACGTACAGTACCAAGCAAGAGTCATGCGTGACTACAGTGGACCAGTGCAATTACAAGACTATATCAACGTAGGCAAAAACGTAGCCACGGTTGGTATGCTAACAGGAGGAGCTTTACGTGAAGACCAAGAACAACAACGATAACCACAGCGTGTCGTATACGTCGATTGATTACCACTCTATGTGTGAGAAGTCAAAGGACAAGATTAGACGCATGAAAGAAATGGGAATGACTACGCCCCATGACCCGAAAGACAAGCCAGAGGACGTAGCCAAGAAGGATGGTGGTTACTCCATATTCTTCATGTCATAACTCACAGTTGTTACCTGTGCAGGCCAGTTGTTGTGACCCCTCAGTCATATCGCTGGCTTCTTCTATATCCCACGATATTTCCTTTGGAAAGTCCTTAACCATCTGGTTGTACGTCTTTTTGTCCACAGGCTCGTACGGTGCTTGTTGGTACGTGTGGTCTGAGTAGGGCAAGAAAGATATACCACTTACCTTGTCAAACTTGTTGTACAACCACTGTCCCACCTCTAGAAACTCCTCATCCCTGTAGTAGCAGGTCATAGACGGCTTGTGCTCACACCAGTAGTCCTGATATATCTCCCACAGATCCAACTGCTCCATAGCACCCATGTCTGAGGCTGTCACAGCGCCCTCAGGAGACGCAATAGGAAAGGAGAATACCCGTGTACTAGGGGACATTAGATCGTCCTCCACAGGCACACCAGCGGCCTCTAGGACGGAACAAAGTGGGTCACGAGAGTCTGCACGGACTCTGCGAATATATTGACTGCTGTAGCGAGGGTGAATGCCACTAGCAGAGTCGACCAACTGACTAACAGTACCACTAGGCTTGACCGCAGTAATAGCGACAGAAGGATTAATCCCCAGTTTCTTAGCCCACTGCTCGTTAGTGACAATAGCCTCATTACGCATCTCCGTTAGCCACTTCTTAAGTTTACCCTTGTCTTCCCGTCCGGATAGCACAGGGTGATCCATGATGCCCGTAAGCGATACGCCTAACAGTGCCTCTTCCTCTGTGTTGGTCTTCCACACGTTACGTAGGTAACGGAAGTCAGTCAGAGTAGCCTGTAGAGTGCCAAGGATGGCCGCAACTCTGGCCTTGCGCTTTAGGCTTGCAAGTGTATCGTCCGACCTGATAACAACTTCTGATAGATTGCAAAACTGGTACGGACGTAATATTATCTCCGAACAGGGATTCGTACCGAACTGGAACTCACTATCCCTTCTGCCGTTCTTAGCCGCCTGTCTCTGAGATGCAACCCTGCTAAAGACACCTCGCTCACCAGATCGTGATTCATACAAACTAGTCCATTCGTTAAGGAACGCTTCAAAGTCAGGCTTCTCTGTGTAACACGCAGAGTTATTGGCTAGACCTCGTTGTGGGTTTTCGTCCCACCACTGTCCGTGCTTGCATCGTCGGATGCGGTCATCTGTGAGGTTACTGAGGCTGATGAGGGCGCTTCGTCTGACTCCTCCGACAACGACGATTTGAGCAATCTTGCAGCAAAGATCGTGGCATTCAATGGACGTAAGTTTTCGTCCAGCCGCTCCTCGAAAGAGTTCAATTGTGAACTTGAAAAGATCGACGAGAGGTTCAGGACCACTTGCACGGCCTCCGAAAGTCTTGAGCGGGGCACCTGCAGGTCTAACTCTGCTAACGTCCCATTCGGGAACTTGACCTGAGTACAGCAGTGATACCAACTCCCTAAACGATTTCGCCCATCCGATCTTCGAATCTGCAACATTAATAACTGTGTCGGTTGCATGGAATGTCTCCGCTACTTCTGGCAGTTTGGTGATGTATTGACGCTCGACGCTAAAGCCTACTCCCGTGCCACACAGCAAGACATACATCAGTTCGTC